ATAGGTTCTCTGTTCAAATCAGAGTGAGGGCATTGGGGTAGTAGCTCAGCAGGTTTAGAGCATCGCACTGTCACTGCGAAGGTCGTGGGTTCGAGTCCCATCTATCCCGTTCACATTTAGTATTATGAAATTTAGAGCACTAGTTTTTATTCGATTAAGATCACAGGTAGATGATTCTCCTGGTAATGCCGTTCAAGGTGCTTGTGGTAGACTTTCTAAATTGGATATTAGGAAGTTGAGATTGGGTAAGGTAATAGATATATGGATAGAAGCACCAGACAGAGAATATGCTACGAAGGAATTGGAACTTCTTAGTGATAGATTATTTGCTAATACTGTTATGGAAGATTGGAGTTTTGAATTGGTGCAGATAGATGATTTTCCCGCAGGAGTAAGTTAATGAAAGAAGAATTGTTGGGTCTATTAAAGGATCTTGCTTATAAGAAGGGTGAGTTTAAACTTTCTTCTGGTAAAACAAGTGAGCATTATGTCAATTGTAAACCAGTAATTCTTACTGGTAGAGGTTTGGAATTAGTATCAAACCTGATGCTTAAACATATTGAGATTGGTAGTAAGGCAGTAGCAGGACTTACTCTTGGTGCTGATCCTTTGGTGTCTGGTGTTGCTATTATATCTCATCAATTTTGGAGAAATACTAATGATTGTTTTGATATTGATGGTGCTTTAATTATACGTAAGGAACCAAAGGGATACGGGACAGCATCACAAATAGAGGGACCATTACCACCAGAAGGTTCTAAGGTGACTGTACTTGAAGATGTAGTTACTACTGGTGGTTCATCTATCAAAGCAGTTAAGGTTCTTCGTGATGCTGGATATGAGGTTAATCGTGTTGTTACTATTGTGGATAGACAAGAGGGTGGTAAGGATGCTATGCTAGATAATGGACTAGAACTTCGTAGTTTATTTACAATAGAGGATTTTTCATCATGAAAAAGAAGCAAAGACATCAAGTAAAGTCTAGGTTTTATTACCTCTTTTGGGGTGCTGCAACTGTATCAGTATTTGCTGGACAGTTGTATGTTGGTACTGGGTATCGTAGAATGTCAGAAAGTTTTGATAGGGTATTAGATGCTCCTATACGAATGGATATTGGTATTTCTGGTCCAAGACATCATCGTATGGTGATTCCTGATCGTCAGCAGTGGGATACTACAAATTAAATGGTATATAAAGTTGATGCATCTACTCTTGTAGAACCAAGAGTTAAAACAACACCAGAGAATGTTGAAGAATCCAATCAAGGACTCTTTCATGCTAAAATGACATTACCTGCTGCTGCAAAGCATTGTGGTATGACTCAGAAGGAAATGAAAATGATCTTCTGGGAATATTTGAAATATAATGAACCTGATTATGAAATCGAATAAATGAATCCAAAGTTTAGTCAGAAGCAATTTAAAACTTGTTTAAGGTATCCAGGAGGTAAGTCCCGTGCAGTTACTAAGATGGAAACCTATTTTCCAGATCTTCGTAATTATGTTGAATTTAGGGAACCTTTTTTAGGTGGGGGAAGTGTAGCTATTCATGTATCAAAGAAATATCCACATCTGAAGATTACAGTTAACGATTTATATGAACCATTAGTAAATTTTTGGGTTATACTTCAGCAGTTTGGTAGTGAATTGACAGAGAAGTTGATGGACTATAAATCAACACACCCTGATCCAGAATCTGCAAGAGAACTATTCATTAATTCAAAAGAAATAATTAATAAAATTGATATTGATAGCATTGAACGTGCTGCAGCATTTTATATTGTTAATAAATGTTCATTTAGTGGTCTTACTGAAAGTTCATCATTTTCACAACAAGCATCTAATTCTAATTTCTCTATGAGAGGTATTGAGAAATTACCTGGATATTCTGAGATAATTTCTAATTGGCATATAAATGGATATTCTTATGAGCATTTAATGGAGAATGAGATTCATGATGGTCTTTTTATGTACTTAGATCCTCCTTATGATATTAAGGATAATCTATATGGTAAGAAGGGATCTATGCATAAGGGATTTGATCATGATAAGTTTGCTCATGATTGTGATACACATTCTCATATAGATATGATGGTTAGCTATAACTCTGATCAATTGGTTAAGAACCGTTTTCAAAGTTGGAATGCTGCTGAATTTGATTTAACTTATACAATGAGATCTGTTGGAGAGTATATGAGAGATCAACAAAAAAGAAAAGAATTATTATTATTCAACTATCAATTAGAGGACAGTGTATATGGATAATTCAGAAGATAATCCGTTTTGGGGTGAGCCAACTCCTACTGATCTTTGGGATGATATGAAGAAACTTGATTGTCTTTATGAAAAATTATCTTGGGATCATAGAGATTATCTAGAATTTGTTATTGAAGGTAATAAGATAGTTATTAGAAATAAGTCTAGAGAGGGTAGGTAATGGGTAAGAACATAGTTGTTTATTCTTACAAAACCAATTCTCATGATCATATTAATGATCATGAATTAAAACGTTTAGAACATAGTATTCGTTCTTTGAGGGAATTTAATAATGAAATATCTGTTTATCTTTTTTGCGACAAGCCTTCTTTTATTCCCCCTTATTTTAGCACTGAATATGCAGTAAGGGTTTTACCATTTGAGGAACAAGTTAATCATGGAATGGTATTCATTTACAAGTGGTTTAATCTTAAATATTTTGAAGATGGAGAGGGAACTTATGTAGATGCTAATATTTTATATCTAGATTCTGATACTCTTTTTTATGGTGATGTTCAATATCTTTTTGATCATTATAATTATAGGGATGTTTTTGGTAGAGAAGAGTTTGGGTTTAGACATGATCCAAATATTGGTGGTGGAAAGAATATAAGAAAAGGACTTGATTATGTTGATCAGTGTATTGTTGAACAGGGTGGAAAGGAACAGATATACAAGTATTGTACTGGTGTAATGTTACTCAGAAATGGTATTCATTTAGATTTTATAGATCGATTGGGTGAATTGGTAGAGTTGATGTTTAAACTTAAAAATGGTAAAATACCATATCCAGTTCCTAATCCCAGAATCGTAGATGAATATGCTTTATGGATCATCTTAAGTAGAATAGGAGTAGATGGTGATCTTTTTGGTGTCCAGGATGTAACTCAGGGTTATATTGAGGAGAAGCATCAAGAATTTTTTAATCCAATTGTGATACATTATACTACTAAGGGTGAGCAAATAATGGCTGAACAGGATGAGAGATTTAGTAATCTACGTAGAGATGTAGATGAATTTAGTGAACAGATTGATCCTTACCACACATTATGACTGAATTGAAAGATTGGTTGAATTCTATTAATTTGACGAAGAAAAATTTGATTGATGAAGATCCTTCTTTAGAGAAGGAGTATCCTCCATACATTATCAATCGTTGTTTGTCAGGACATCTTGATTGTATTATGTTTACAAATGAGATGAATCAATACCATTTTCTTGATAAGAAGATGCAATATGATTTTTTGCTAAATACCTTGAGATCCAAGAAGAGATTCTCTCCTTGGCTCCGTAAAGATACAATCAAAGATCTTGACTTGGTAAAACGTTATTATGGATATAGTAACGAAAAAGCAAAACAGGCTCTGAGAATCCTAACGAAAGACCAACTTAATTTTATAAAATCTAAATTTGAAACTGGAGGAAGACAATGAGCGTGGTTCAAGAGCCTGAAGTAAAGTGGGCACCCGACCAAATGGTAGAAGTGGTATTGGGTGAACCCGATGACTTCCTCAAGGTTAGAGAGACTTTAACAAGAATTGGGGTAGCATCCCGAAAGGAAAAGAAGATATATCAATCATGTCATATTCTGCATAAGCAAGGGAGATACTATCTTGTGCATTTTAAAGAACTCTTTGCGCTCGACGGTAAACACGCTAATCTTACGGTTAATGATGTTCAGCGTAGGAATCGTATTGCTCAGCTTATTGCTGATTGGGGTTTGGTAAGCATTGTTGATGCAAATAGAATTCAGGATATTGCACCTTTAAATCAGATTAAAGTGTTGTCATATAAAGATAAAGGTGACTGGATCTTAGAAACCAAGTATAATATAGGTTCTAAGAAAAAGAAGGTTGAAGAGACTGAGTAATTTATGAACAATCTTTATAATGGAATTAGTGAGCGTCTTTATTACACTTTAGGAAAACGTCCCCAGATTGCTAGTGCTCATGATATTTACATGGCATTATGTTATGCTGTAAGGGACCAGATGATGGCATATCATCTTGCTCCAGAAGTTTGTAATAATCAAAAGGAAGTTGCATATCTTTCTGCAGAATTTTTAATTGGACCACAACTTGGAAATAATCTTCTTAATCTTGGATTAGAAAAGGAAGCAAGACAAGCATTAAAGGAATATGATTTAACACTAGAACATGTGTTAGATTTGGCAGAAGAACCTGGACTAGGTAATGGTGGTCTTGGTAGACTTGCTGCTTGTTATATGGAGTCTTTAGCGACTTTAAAAGTTCCTGCTACTGGTTATGGTATAAGATATAAGTTTGGCATGTTCAAACAGATTATCAGAGACAATATGCAAATGGAAGTCACTGATAATTGGTTACATGGAGATTGGCCATGGGAATTGGCACAACCAGATGAATCTGTTCTTGTAGGTTTTGGTGGTAAAGTAGAGAATTATATTTCGGATAGAGATAATTATAGAGTTCGTTGGGTTCCTGCTGAATCTGTAGTTGCAGTTCCTTATGATGTTCTTCAGTTGGGATATAAGGTTGATACATGTAATAGATTGAGAT